CGACTGACCTAGCAGACAAGCCAAGACGATAGATTTTTTAAGGAGACTTAATTATGGCAAACACAACTTTTAATGGACCAGTAAGGTCTGAAAATGGCTTTACAGTCATTTCAAAAAATTCATCAACAGGTGCTATCACTACTGAATTTACTTTAGATGGTGATGGTATGAAAGTTACACCTGTAGCTTTAACTGATGCAGATACAACACTTACAGCAACAGCTAATGGTGGTCGTACTAATGTAGTTCCAGCTATAACAGCAGACAGAACTCTTACATTACCAAGTCCTGCTGCTGGTGTTTACTTTAAATTTGTTTATGGTGGTGCAGCAGAAGAAACTGAAAACCTCATTATTGATACAGGTTCAGACACAAATTTCTTTTTAGGTGGAATTGTTCATTTAGATTCTAACGCAGATAATGTTTCTGTATATGCAGATGGTAACTCTAACTCTATATTAACTCTTACAGACTTTGGTTTATTTGAAATTAATATATTAGGTAAAGATTCAACAAACTGGTATATCTGGGGTAGCCAAGAAGGTGCAGATGCTCCAGCATTTACTGACCAATCTTAATAGGAGTAAATTATGGCAGATGCAGTAACTTCACAAACCATCATTGATGGTGAAAGAAACTGTATTATGAAATTTACCAATGTCAGCGATGGCACAGGCGAATCCGCAGTAGCTAAAGTAGATGTTTCTGCTTTAGCTACTAACTCAGCAGGTGTATCCTGTTCTGAAGTTAGAGTAATGCGAGTTAGTCATGCCATTGTTGGTATGTCTGTTCAATTGTTTTTAAATGCTACATCTAATGTTCTACTTATGGAACTAGCTGAAAGTAGTAATGGACATATGGACTTTCAAGACTTTGGTGGACTTCCTAATAATGCAGGTAGCGGTAAAAATGGTGACATTTTATTTACCACAAAAGGTCACAGTTCAGGAGACACTTATTCTATCGTTTTAGAGATGGTAAAAGTGTATTCTGATTAATAGGAATTTATTATGGCTAAAACTAAAAATTATGTAATTTCAGAAACTGGTGAGTTTCCTCCTCAGTACAAAGTTTTACATCTTGATGGAGATGGTATCTATAGACCTGTATTTGGTCCTGATCCTGATTTAGAAGATGCAGAACGAAAGTGTGCTGAGATGAATGGAGAAAGGGCTAGAAATGATAAAGGGCAACTTGTTGCTGACGATCCTTCTACTCCTGATGTCAATGAAGCTTATGTTGGCGGTAAAAAACCTAAGAAAAAAACACCAGCTAAGAAAAAAACTACAGCAAAAAAAACAACTACTAAGAAAAAGTAGTATCATCTATATTTATAATACTCTGGTAAAACGGAGTATTATATTTATCTAATTGGAGTAATTATGAAAAAATCTAAATATATGGCTGGCGGTGGCAAGTCAGGAACGAAAAAATCTAAATATATGGCAGGTGGCGGTAAATCTGGTGTTGAAGTTGGCAAAGAACAAAATGTTATGCAATACAAAGATTACGTCAAAAAAATGTTTGGTGGTGGTAAAACCAACACTAAAGGTCGTGCTATGGGTGGTCGTCAAGATAAAAGATCATAAATTAGTAAATAATGTCTAGAGCAACTAAAGACTCCAGATTAAAAAGAGCTGGAGTTTCTGGCTACAATAAACCTAAACGCACACCTAATCATCCTAAAAAATCACATATAGTTGTAGCAAAAGAGGGTGATAAGGTTAAAACTATTCGCTTTGGTGAACAAGGTGCAAGTACAGCAGGTAAACCTAAAAAAGGCGAATCAGCTCGTATGAAAGCTAAACGTAAGTCTTTTAAAGCTAGACACAGAAAAAACATAAACAAAGGAAAAATGTCCGCAGCTTATTGGGCTAATAGAGAAAAATGGTAATTAGTAGAGCTAATATGCAAAACCAGATACAAAAATCTCCTTCTTCTAAAAAGAAGATAAGTAAAACTAAGTCTGGTATAACTATAACTAGAATTAAAAAGGACAAATAATGGCAACGAGTGGGACTCATACATTTACTTTAGATATAAGCGATATTATGGAAGAAGCTTATGATATAGCTGGAGTTGAATTACGCTCTGGTTATAGCTATATGAGTGCTAAACGTGCTTTAAACTTAGTTTTTTTAGAGTGGCAAAATAAAGGTTTAAATCTTTGGACTGTTGAACAAGGGACAGTAAGTTTAACTTCTGGTACAAATACTTATAGTTTAGACAGTTCAGCTATTGAAGTTATAGATGCTTTTATAAGAACTGATGCAGGTGATGTAAATAAACAATTTGATCAAAGATTAAACAGAATATCTAGAACTGAATATAATCATCAAGCTAATAAACTTAATAAATCAAAACCAACACAATTTTTTGTAGATAAAAATACAGGAACTTTACAAATTGTTTTGTGGTCAACACCAGATGACGCAGATACATATACCTTGGTTTATGACTATATACAAAAAATAGAAGATGTAGGAACAGTAGCTACAAATAATGCTGATGTTCCGTCAAGATATTTACCATGCTTGTCTTATGCTTTGGCATACTCTTTAGCCAGTAAAAATCCAGAGTCTGCACAAAGAATACCTTTTATAAAACAAAGATATGATGAACTTTGGAATGAAGTAAGTGATGCCGATAGAGAAAGAGCACCTATTAAATTTGTTCCTGATTTAGCTACATATAGATAATGGCATACGCAAGAGGTAAAAAAGCATTAGGTCAATGTGACAGATGTGGTTTTACATATAAGTTAAATGAACTTCAATATGAAATATTTGATAGCAAACGAAATGGGTTGCGAGTTTGTTATGAATGTTTAGACGAAGATCAACCACAATTAAAACTTGGAGAACTAAATATAGTTGATCCACAAAATTTATATAATCCTAGAGTAGACACAGGAGAAAAAGAATCAACAACTTATTATGCTTTTGATCCTGTAGGAGGAGGTGTAACTGAGTTTGGTTCAAGTACAATGGGTTTGGATATCACAGCAGAGTTAGGTAAAGTTAAGGTAGTAATAACATGAGTTGGACATTTACAACATTAAAAACAGCTATACAAGATTATACTCAAAATACTGAGTCTACTTTTGTTACAAATTTACCTACATTAATAGTACAAGCAGAAAACAGAATAGTTAAATCTGTTGAACTACCTAACTTTAGAAAAAATGTAACTGGTACATTAACTTCTAGTAGTCCTTATTTATCAACACCTACAGATTATTTATATCCTTTTTCTTTAGCTGTTTTAGATAGTAGTAGTAATTATGAATATTTACTGAATAAAGATGTAAGTTTTATAAGACAATCTTTTCCATCTGCAAGCACTACAGGTACTCCTAAATTTTATGCACAGTTTGATGATGATACTTTTATCATAGCACCAACACCTGATTCTAATTACACAGTTGAATTACATTATTTCTACATACCTACATCTATAACTACTTCAGCAGATGGAACATCATGGTTAGGTACAAATGCTACAGAAGCTTTACTTTATGCTAGCTTAGTAGAGGCTTATACTTTTATGAAAGGTGAGCCTGATATATTAGTTAATTACGAAAAAAGATTTCAAGAAGCATTACAAAGATTAACACTTGAATCGGATGGTTATAATCGTAAAGATGCTTTTAGAGATGGACAAAGGAAAGTAAATGTTTAGTGTTGATATAGAATCAACTATTGGACAGGTTGCTGTACAAACTACACAAAATAAAGGTTTAAGTCCTGAGTATTGGACTGAAAGAATTTTAGAAAGATTAGTGTCAGTAAGCGATAATGCTGATCCTATGGTAAAAGCACAAGCAGATGCTTTTAAAGATCAAATAGAAAAAGTTATATTAATTTACATGAAACAAGCTATTTTAAGTGACAGATCAACTGTAGCAGGTATGCTAGAGAAACAAGGTCATAAAGAAATGGCAGATATTATAAGGAGACTATAATGGCTATATCACAAGCAATGTGTACTTCTTTCAAGAAAGAGCTCTTGGAAGGTGTACATAATTTTAAAAACTCAGGCGGAAGCACATTTAATTTGGCACTATATACAAGTAGTGCTAGTTTAGGTGCTGGTACAACTGCTTACACTACTTCTAACGAAGCTAGTGGAACTAACTACACAGCTAAAGGTGCTTCTTTAACAAGAGTAGACCCTACTACTTCTGGAACTACAGCATTTACTGACTTTTCAGATTTAACTTTTAGCTCTGCTACTATTACTGCTAATGGTGCATTAATATTTAATGACTCAGCTTCTGGCGATCCAGCAGTATGTGTACTAGCATTTGGAGGAGATAAAACTTCTACAAATGGTGATTTTACAATTCAATTTCCGACAGCAGACGCATCAAACGCAATTATTAGAATAGCTTAGTTTTAAATGGCTAATATTACAGGCTGGGGTCGAGGTACTTGGGGTGAAGCTACTTGGGGCGAAGCTGCTCCAATCGTAGTTACAGGAGTAGCTGGTACAACAGCATTAGGCTCTGAGACTGTAATAGCAAAAGCATTAGTAACTGTATCAGGTAATGCTGGTGTATCTGCATTAGGCAACACAGTTGTTGAAGGGGATGCAGTTCAAGGAGTATCTGCGGTAACATCAACATCTGGACTTGGTGATGAAAGTGTTGTTTGTACTGCAAATATAGCTGTTACAGGAAATGCAGGAACAACAGCTTTAGGTTCAGAAACTGTTATAGCAGAAGCAAATACATCTGTAACAGGAAACACGGCTACAACAGCAGAAGGTACAGTAATTGTACAAGCTGTAGCAGTAGTAGGTGTAAGTGCAGTTGCTTCAACATTAGAACTAGGTGACGAAGTTGTTATTTGTAATAACAATTTAGATGTTACAGGAGTATCAGGTACTGGTGAAATAGGTGATGTTACTAGTATAAGCAAAGCTGTTGTGGCTGTAACAAATGTAACAGGAACTGGTTTTGTGAATGGAGTAAATGTTTGGGGTCTAGTTGATGATAGTCAAACAGCAAACTATTCAGAAGTATCTACAACACAAACACCTAATTATAGTGAAGTTTCAACAACGCAAACTCCTGATTGGGAAGAAATTGCAGCTTAATTATTATATAATTTTTAGAGGAAAATAAATGGCAAGCACATATGTAAATAACTTAAGACTCAACGAAATGGCGACAGGTGATGCGTCAGGAACTTGGGGCGATACGACAAATACCAATCTTGAGTTGATTGGTGAAGCTTTAGGATATGGAACAGAAGCCATAACAACTAATGCAGATACGCACACTACTACAGTGGCAGATGGTGCTACTGATCCAGGTAGAGCAATGTATCTTAAATACAC